GAAAGCGTTCAACCACTTCTTACAAAGTTTATAATTTAATAAATAATTGTAGAATAAACACATATTAGAATTACGAGGAATCTCAAATGTCAGATAACTTAAACGAAAAGTTTGAGGAGCTTGTAACTGAGTCAGAAGTTGGCACTAGTGCGCTCTCCCCTTCAATCGTTCCTGGTCAATCTTCAGGCACTCAGTACATGCAACCAGTTGGTGCTGCTGTAAGCGATGCTCAAACTCGCGGTGGTCATAAAGACTCAGGATTTGAAATCCCAACCTCCGTTGCTCCTGGTCAATCGGAAGAGGATGACGGTGGTTCAACCTTTGAGAAGCCTCAGGGTGAATCAAATCCTGGTGCTAAGTCATCTAACCATAATTCAAAGGTTAGCGATCAGCAAACCCGTGGGAAGCATCAAGATCCAGCTCCATCGGTTAAGTCATCTGGTTACCAGATTCCTGGTGGTCCAAATAACGTAAAAGTATTTGGTATGGAAGCAATCGAATATTCCGCTGCGGAAGACGTTGCTGCCCTTACCGAAGGCGAAGAGTTTTCCGAAGAGTTCAAAGCAAAAGCAACTACAATTTTCGAAGCTGCTGTTAAGTCACGCATCGAAGAGCAAGTAAATGCTATTGCTTCAACTCTAGAAGAGCAATTCTCCACAAAACTCCAAGAAGAGATTGCTGCTCTCTCAGAGAAAGTTGACGAAACACTCAACTACGCAATCACCACTTGGGTAGAAGAAAACCAAGTAGCTCTTGATGCTGGTCTCAAGCTTGAGATCGCTGAAGAGTTCATGGGTGGTCTCAAAAAAGTTTTTGAAGATAACTACCTCAATCTCCCCGAGGAGAAAGTCAATGTTGTAGAAACAATGACTGAGGAGCTTTGTGAAATGGAAGGTCGTCTCAACGAACAGATTGAGCGTAATATTGATCTTAATAATAAACTCGCTGGTTATCAAAAAACCGTAATCCTCAATCAGATGAGCGAGGGACTAGTTGATACCCAAAGAGAAAAGCTTGTTTCTCTTGCTGAAGGTGTAGAATTTGTTTCGGAAGAAGACTTCCGCAATAAAGTTTCCACTCTCATTTCAAGTTACTTCCCTAAGCATGTTGTAACTGAACAAGCAATTTCTGAAGTCTCAGGCGAACAATCATCCGAAGAAGTATCACCAGTAATGGCTGCTTATCTTCAGGCGATTTCACGCTGGAGCAACTGATAATAATAAATAATTTTAACCCAATCACTCAACGGAGTAAAAGCAAAATGTCTGACACTAGAATTTTGCAGGAAAAGTGGGCACCTGTTCTCGGTCACAAAGACCTTCCTGAAATCAAGGACGCATATCGCAGACAGGTAGTTGCCACCCTGCTAGAAAACCAAGAGCGTGCAATCCGCGAAGAGCATGGTATGCTCAACGAGGTTGCCGTTAACTCACTCGGCGCTGGAACTGTATCACCTGCTGGTTCAGCTCTATCTTCAAGCAACACCGCTGGTCTTGCTGGTTTCGATCCTATCCTAATCAGCCTAATCCGCCGTTCAATGCCTAACCTTGTCGCTTACGACATCGCTGGCGTTCAACCAATGAGCGGTCCTACTGGACTTATTTTCGCAATGCGTGCTCGCTATGAGAACCAAAATGGCGCTGAAGCTCTCTACTACGAGCCAGACGCAGGATTCTCGGGTGGTTCCGACGCAACTGCTGGTGCTTATAACGTTCGTTCCGCTGCTGGTTCAGGTGGCGATGCTGAGGGCAACAACCCAGCTGTTCTTAACGACGGCACTCCTGGTACTTACGAGCGCGGTACAACTTCACTAACTCGTGAAAATTCAGAAGTTCTTGGCGAAGCTGGTACACTCTTCCGCGAGATGGCATTCAGCATCGAGAAGACCTCGGTGACTGCTAAGACACGCGCTCTCAAGGCTGAGTACACCCTAGAGCTAGCACAAGACCTCAAGGCAATCCATGGTCTTGATGCTGAGCAAGAGCTTGCTAACATCCTCTCAAGCGAAATCCTCGCTGAGATCAACCGTGAAATCATCCGTACCGTCTACACTGTTGCCCTTCCTGGCGCTCAGAACGACGTTGCTACTCAAGGTACTTTCGACCTTGACATTGATTCAAACGGTCGTTGGATGGCAGAGAAGTTCAAGGGTCTTCTATTCCAAATTCAGCGTGACGCAAACGCTATCGGTCAACTAACCCGTCGTGGTAAGGGCAACTTCATGATCTGCTCAGCAGACGTTGCTTCCGCCATGTCAATGGCTGGTATGCTTGATTACGCTCCTGCTCTCAACACTTCACTCAACGTTGATGACACTGGTAACGTATTTGCTGGTGTTCTTCAGGGTGGTATCCGTGTTTACATTGATCCATTCGGTGCTCCTATCTATAGTCAGTCACAAGCTGCTAAGCACTACTACGTCATGGGTTACAAGGGCACATCACCTTATGATGCTGGTCTCTTCTATTGCCCATACGTTCCTCTCCAAATGGTTCGTTCGATCAACCCTGACACCTTCCAGCCTAAGATTGGCTTCAAGACTCGTTACGGTATGGTCAGCAACCCATTCGTTTCAACTACAAATAGCAACGGTATCGCTGGTGCTACTCCTGATGGTTCTGCTCTCACTGCTAATACCAACCAGTATTACAGAAGAGTTAAAGTTATCAACCTCACCTGATTTTCAGGTAAATACATTGACCCCCGAAAGGGGGTCTTTTTTTATGGAAATAAATAGTAAAAAAACATAAAGTTATGTCTGCTAAGTGGTATAACGAGCAACCAACAAATAGAAATTTTCTTGCCCCAGCAGGATTCAAGATGAATCTTGATATTTTTGCTGGTGTAGATTTTTTCTGTCAACGAGCAAATCTTCCAGACATTTCTGTTGGAACAGTAGAGGCACCAACAAGATATAGAAGCATTGCTCTACCAGCATCTGGTGGAGTTGAATACGGAGATTTAAATTTAAAATTTATTGTTGACGAAGATTTAAGTAATTATTTGACCATCTGGAAATGGATTAGAAAAAATAATTTAGCAGAAGAAATGGACGACCAAGAAATTCCAGAATATTCTAATGCTCAATTACAAATTTTAAATAGCAATTTTAATCCAAATATTATTGTAGAATTTGAGAATATTTTTCCAACGTCTTTGACAGAACTATCATTTGATGTAGAAGATAGAGATGTAGATTATTTGACTGCTGACGTAGTATTTAAATTTACAACCTATTACTTCACAAACAAAAACAACAGGAGAATTTAATTTATGAAATTTGATGATTTGAAAACTCTTTTTAATCATGTTAAATCAGAATGGCAAGAAGATTCACATATTGACTTCCAGTTTAAAAACAAACAATACTCAGCAGATCTAGCACAAATTTCACTAGACATCCCTTATCAGCACAATAAATATTTAAACTTCTACAACGATTTCTCAACAGAGAAAACAGCACTGGAATTCCAGTATCGTATGAAGTTAAAAGAAAAAAGAGAATATTATCAAGGGGAAGCAGACCCAGAAGTTTATAAAGAAAAACCTTTTGGACAATCCATTAAAACATCCGAGAAGATGAAAGTATATTTGGAAGCGGATGAGGATTTAATTAACATTGAAATGAAAATAGAGTTTATTAATAAGGCACTTTTCTTTTTGGATAATGTTCTTAAAATGATTTCCAATAGAAGTTTCCAAATTAAAAACGCTATCGAGTGGGAGAAATTTATTAACGGTAGCACCTAATGACAAATCTGGTCGTCGCAAAAAAGAACAACATTTTCTTGACAATCAAAGCAGAACCACATGTTCACTATGAACTCGCAGACTATTTTACATTCGATATCCCTAATGCCAAGTTTATGCCACAATATAAAAGTGGTGTCTGGGACGGTAAGATTAGACTCTATTCTCCAGGAACAGGTGAGCTCTATTGTGGTCTCATCTCACACCTCAAAGAGTGGAGTGGAGTTAAAGGTTATTCAATAGAATATCAAGGTAATAAGTTCTATGGAGATGTAGAAGAAAAGAATGAACATATTACGCTTGAAGGCGTAAAAGGTTTCATGGCAGCTGTATGCCCCAACCACGAACCACGCGATTATCAGGTTCAAGCAGTATATCAAGCACTGCTAAACAATCGCAGACTCCTATTATCTCCAACTGCCTCAGGCAAGTCTTTGATGATTTATTCTCTGGTGCGTTATTACTACGCATCTGAATATAAACAAACGGGGAAGAAAACTCTTATCATTGTTCCCACCACTTCACTGGTGGAACAGATGTATAAAGACTTCGAAGACTACGGTTGGAATGTAGAAGAACACTGCCATAAAATTTATGGTGGTAAAGATAAGAACGTAGAGAAAGCAGTTATCATTTCCACTTGGCAATCTATCTACAAGTTTCCTAAGCGTTGGTTTGATGATTTCTCGTGTGTTATCGGTGACGAAGCACATCTATTCAAATCCAAATCACTCACTGGCATCATGACAAAACTCCATGAAGCCAAATATCGTTTCGGTTTCACTGGAACACTGGATGGTTCTGCCACACACAAGTGGGTGTTGGAAGGATTGTTTGGTGAGTGTAAGCATGTTACTAAAACAGAGAAGCTTATTAAAGAAGGTCACCTATCTGATTTTAGAATTAAAGTTCTCCTACTCAAGCATGAGAAGATGGAGTTCTGGGATTATCAAGGAGAGATTGATGCGATTGTTGATAATCCAAAACGCAATCGTCTAATTAAAAATCTTGTGCGTGATCTTGAAGGTAACTCTTTAGTTCTCTTTAACTATGTGGAACGTCATGGAGTGCCACTTTACGAGGCGATAAATAGTGTTGTTGAAAAAGGTCGTAAAGTTTTTCTGGTCTATGGTGGTGTAGACACTGAAGAACGCGAAGAGATTAGACGCATCACTGAAACTGAAAACAACGCAGTGATTGTTGCTTCATACGGAACATTCAGCACTGGCATCAACATTCGTAATCTACACAATGTTGTATTTGCTTCACCTTCAAAATCAAGAGTAAGAAACTTACAATCTATCGGTCGTGTATTGCGTAAGGGCAACAACAAAACCTACGCTACTCTTTATGACATTGCCGATGAGTATTGTAGAACACCACAAAAAAATTACACGCTAAAACATTTAGATGAGCGTTTAAAAATTTATGAGGAAGAAAAATTTAATGTAGAAATTATTAAAATAGATTTAAGATAATATGGAAGAAGAATTTTATGCCACTATTAAATTAACTTCTAGTGAAGAATTAGTTGGAAAAGTTTCCTATGATCCTGATGATGATGTTATTATTATTTTTAATCCAAGGATTGTAATTAGAACTGAAATGAAAAAAAAGGGAATAAAAATAGAAGGATTTGAATTCCAATCTTGGATACAAGCAACACACGAAGACATGTTTATTATTCCTCGTAATCAAATTGTTACAATGGTTGAGACTGACGGTAGAATTGTTTCCTTCTATGAACAGTATCTACAAAGAAAACAACAAGAAGATCACATGTTAAAAAACGGCGGTATTCCAGGACACCGCCGTGATACAAGAATAATGGATGGATACATCAGTTCAACTAAAGAAGCTAGAAGTATTTTAGAACAGATCTATAATAAATCTTGAAAGCGCCACATTGCTATTATACACAGAATTGAAGGTCTTGTCAAGCCCTTTACAATTTTGTTAGCGTATGCTACAATTGTATTGTAAATTGGTTAAGTTCATGAGTACCAGTACCATAGCGTCAAAAATGACCAAAAAGAAAACAGAAAACTACGTCAACAACAGAGAATTTTTGGACGCTTTGGTTGTCTATAAACTTCAGTGTGACGAAGCAACAAGACAAGGAACACAGCGCCCACGTATTCCAAATTATATTGGGGAGTGTTTTTATAAAATTGCTACGCATTTATCCTACAAGCCTAACTTTGTAAATTACATGTTTAGGGATGATATGATAGGTGATGCGGTAGAAAATTGTGTACAGTATATTGATAGATTTGATCCAGCAAAATCTACTAATCCTTTTGCTTACTTTACACAAATGATATATTTTGCGTTTCTTCGTAGAATTGCTAAAGAGAAAAAGCAATTAGAAACAAAAAATAAATTGCTTGAGCGTTCTGGATATGATGAAGTTTTGCATACAGACAGTTACAGTGGTGACATGATAGGATATAATAGCAGTAGTGCTGACATGAACAGCATCAAAGAAAACCTTGAAATGAGATCTAAACGATGACCGTAGCTTTGATTACTGACCAACATCTTGACGGGAGGAAAGGTAGTGTTGCGTTTTGGGAATACTTCAAAAAATTCTACGACGACATCTTCTTCCCAACACTGGAGAGACACGGAATCAAAACTGTTATTGACCTCGGTGATACGTTTGATAATCGTAAGGGGATTGATTTTAATGTTTGGAATAGGGTTCGCCAACATTATTTTCAACGCCTTGAAGACATGGGTATCTTCGTTCACATGATTCTTGGTAATCATTGCGTCTACTATAAAAACACTAACGAGATTAACTCACCCGAACTTCTACTCAAGGACTTCAGCAACATTGAAATCTACGCTCATCCAGAGACAGTAATGATTGATGGTGCTAAGATTCTTATGTTGCCTTGGATTAACTCCAGCAATTATGATGATACCATGAAGCATCTTGAAGGGACCAGTGCTGAGATTGCTATGGGTCACCTTGAACTATCTGGTTTTGAAGTGACTCCTGGAAATACACAGGAACATGGTATGGATCCTAAGATTTTTAAAAAGTTTAAACAAGTATTCTCGGGACACTACCACCACAAATCATCCAGAGGTAACATCACTTATCTGGGTAATCCTTACCAGATGTTCTGGAATGATTATAAAGACGAGCGAGGATTTCATCTCTATGAACCAAAGACAAATAAACTCAAGCGGGTCAAGAACCCTTATGAGATTTTCCAGAAAATCTATTACAATGATTCTACTGGTTCTCATCTCAGCTTCGATACCAGTGAGTGTTCAAATTCTTTTGTCAAGATTATCGTAGAAGATAAGAAAGACTATACAGAGTTTGAGAAGTTTGTTGACTCTGTATTTGCTACTCAACCACATGATGTTAAAATTGTTGAGACACTTGTGAATGATTCTTTTGTGGAGGATGATGAGAATGTAGAAATCAAAGACACACTCACACTTCTTAACGAATATATTGATGAGGTAGAGATTGCCGTAGACAAAGCAAAATTAAAAAGCGTTATGAAGTCCCTATATATTGAGAGTTGTGAGGTAGTATAAATGTTTCTTATCACCCTTGCCGAACATTCAGATGGAGTTTATTCGGTTGTTGACGACGAGGGTGATCATGTGGTATACTTTTTCAAAGAAGAAGAAGATGCCGAGAGGTATCTTGGTTTGCTTGAGGCAAACGACTACGAAGGAACTCTACCCCCTCTTACAACTCACGAAGTAGATCCAAAAGCTGGAATACAAGTGTGTGAAATGAAAGGGATGAAGTACACTATTATTGAACCCGACGACATTATTGTTCCCCCCAGAGATTATGATTATATTCAAAACCATTAAATGGAAAAATTTTCTGTCTACTGGTGCTCAGTTTACTGAAGTATCTCTTACTGACACTAAAAGTAGTTTGATTGTGGGGAGCAATGGTGCTGGTAAATCCACCATTCTCGATGCCCTCACTTTTTCGTTGTTTGGTAAACCATTTAGAAAAATTAACAAACCACAACTTCTCAACTCCATTAATCAAAGTGATTGTGTTGTAGAAGTTAATTTTAATATTGGTAATAATAAATACAAAGTGATTCGTGGTATTAAACCAGCGAAGTTTGAAATTTACCAGAATGGTGCGCTACTCAATCAAGATTCTTCTGCTGTAGATCAGCAAAAACATTTTGAGCAAACTATTCTGAAAATGAATTACAAATCATTTACTCAGATTGTGGTGCTCGGGTCATCTACCTTTGTGCCATTTATGCGTCTTCCATTGGCAGCTCGTAGAGAAATCATTGAAGACATTCTTGACATTCAAATCTTCTCGACAATGAATGTCAATCTCAAAGAAAAGATTAAAGTAATTAACGACGAATTAAAAGATCACGAGTATAAACTGTCTCTTGTCAAAGAAAAGATTGATATGCAGAAACAGTTTATGCTTGAAATTGAGAAAAAGAATAAAGAAGACATTCAAGAAAAAGAGAACAAGAAAGAAACTCTGTTAACAGAATCTCTAAATCATGAAACAGAAATCCTCAATAACGACAAGGAAATCAACATTAAGACCGCTGCCATTTCAGACACGCAGACGCTTAAAGCAACGATATCTAAGATCACTACGATCAAAGAAAAATTGTCAACCAAACGAAAGTCTCACACAAAAGAGAAAAAATTCTTTGAGGAGAATGATACTTGCCCAACATGCGGTCAGAGTATCGAAGAGCATTTTAAACAAGAGAAGATCGCGCTTCTCTCGGATAAACTTGCTGAGGTGGAGAAAGGTGTGTCTGATTTGGGACAACAACTTTCCGATCTCCAAAGTAAAGAAGATACCTTTATTCTTTTGATTGATGAAATAAACGAACTCAATCTAAAGAACAGACAACTCAATAATGAAATTAAGTCACTTCATAAACGAATTGAAGAACTGGACGACGACATCAGAAAACTGCGGGATTCAGATGTCAGTCAACGAGAGCAGTTTTCAATACTTAAATCGCTCAGCGAGGACGGGAAGCGAATCCAAGAAACGATTTCTGAAACAAAAGAAGAAAAAGACTGCCTACTCACGGCGGCGCAACTCCTCAAAGACTCGGGCATCAAAACGAGGATCATCAAAAAATACCTTCCAACGATGAACAAGCTTATCAATGATTACCTTGATAAGATGGAGTTTCCAGCATCGTTTATGCTTAACGAAAGTTTTGAAGAAGTAATCAAATCACGTTACAGAGATGAATTTAGTTATGAATCTTTTTCTGAGGGCGAAAAGGCTAGAATTGATATTGCTCTGCTGCTTACTTGGCGTAGTGTTGCTAAACTTAAGAATAGCGTGGATACTAATCTTCTAATCCTTGATGAAATCTTTGACGGTTCACTAGATCAATCTGGTAACAGCGATCTTGGGTGGATTCTTAAAACCTTTGATGACAAAACAAATGTGTTTGTTATCTCTCATCGAGACAATATGGCAGACAAGTTTGACCGCTGCCTACGATTTGAGAAGCATAAGAATTTCTCATACGTCACGGAAGAGACATTAGAATAACTTAAGAGGGGTTGCTTCGGCACCCCTTTTGATGTATAGTTGATTCATCAACGAAAGAGACCGATGTTCAACGCCGAAGTCAAGGGCAATCTCGCTCGCCTTCTTGCTACCGAAAACCTGATCGTAGAGCACCGCCCTGTTGAGACGGCGATGTTTAACGTGAAGGATCGTGTGCTGACCCTGCCTATGTGGGAGAAAGCATCTGCCAACGTATACGATATGCTGGTTGGGCATGAAGTCGGTCACGCTCTGTATACCCCCGACAAATGGGGTGATGATTATGGCATTCCTCAATCCTACCTGAATGTGTGTGAGGATGCTCGTATTGAGAAACTGATGAAACGTAAGTTTCCTGGTCTTGCTCGTAACTTCTATGCTGGTTACAAAGAGCTACAAGATGATGATTTCTTCTGTATTGGTGACCGTGAGTTAGATTCTTATGCTCTGATTGACCGTGTGAATCTTTACTTTAAGATTGGCATTCATGCTGGTGAAGTGTTTGCTTGGAATACTGAAGAGAAGATGCTGGTGGATGAGCTTGCTAATGCCGAAACCTTTGAGCAAGTTGTAGAAGTTGCTCGTAAGATTCTTCAATATACTCAAGAACAGGAGCAACAGCAGGTTGTAGAAGCACAACCCGACCTTCAGCAATCTACTCAAGGTGGGGGTGATTCCACTCAAGGTGAGGGTGATCAAGGCGAAGGCGAGCAACCGCAAGAAGTGTCTGGCAATGGTAATCAAACTCAAGGTGACGGTGCTGATGCTAATCAACCTCAAGGTGCGGGTGAAGGAGCTACTTCTGGTGGTCAACACAATACACTTGAGTCTGAAACTGACAAGGCATTCACTGAGAATCAGAAACAACTGATTAGTGACCACCCTCGTTCTCATCATCTCAACTATATTGAGTTGCCTGATTTGAAAGTAGAAAAATTTGTTATTACTAATAAAGAAGTTCAAGAAGATTGTAATCAAACTTTTGGCGAGCAATCGCAATCTCTCTTTAGGGAAGTTGACAAACAGTATCTTACTTTTCGTAGTGAAGCTCAACGTGAGGTTAACTACCTTGTGAAAGAGTTTGAAATGCGTAAGTCGGCAGATCAGTATGCCCGTGCATCTACTGCCAAGACTGGTATCCTTGATACGGCACTTCTTCACACTTACAAGTGGAATGAAGATGTATTCAAGAAAATCAATGTGGTGCCTGACGGTAAGAATCACGGTTTGATTTTTGTTCTCGATTGGTCTGGTTCGATGGGCAACATTCTTCAGGATACTGCTAAGCAACTTCTCAACCTTGCTTGGTTCTGTAAGAAAGTTCAGATTCCTTTTGACATCTATGCCTTTACCAATGATTATTGGTATCACAAATCCTACGATTATCAGACTCAAACTCGCAACAAATCTCCTCGCCTTCAGACTCCTAAGGCTGGTCAAGTTAAACTGTGTGACCATTTCAATATGCTGAATCTTGTTAGCAGCAATGGGCGAAACGGTAAAGACCTTGAAGCACAACTTAAAAACTTCTGGCGTCTTGTTGTTGGCAACGGTAGTTACTCTGGTTACTCTATGCCTGCTGGATATAGTCTTTCTGGCACTCCTCTTCATGAAGCAGCAATTTCTCTGACCGCACTTATCCCCGACTTTCAGAAGCGTAACAAGGTTCAAAAGACTAACGTTATTATTTTGACTGACGGCGAATCTTCCAATATCAATTACTACACCGATCAGACTTACGGTAGCCGTCTTGGCACCAGCTATGTGAGTAATGATTGTATTCTGCGTGACCGTAAAACTGGTCGCGTATATCCTCGCTTTAGTGATGGAGGTTACTATGGTAACTCGGATCTTATCACCAAAGTATTTCTCCAGAATGTGCGTGATCGTTTCTCGGATGTAAACCTGATTGGTATTCGTCTGGTGAATGGTCGTGGTCTTAACACCACCTACAATGCTGAAGATTGTAAAACCGATTGGAATGAAGTTCAGAAGCAATGGAAGAAAACTAAGTCTGCTGAGCTGGTTGAGCATCTTGGTTATCAGGCACTCTATCTGATGGGCACCGATTCGCTATCTGCGAATAGCGAATTTGAAGTTGCTGAAGATGCTTCTGAGAAAGAAATCGGCAAGGCATTCACCACGGCACTTGCTAAGAAAGGCGTCAATAAGAAAATGCTGACTTCCTTTGCCACACTCATTAGTTAACCTAATCACTTGGGGGCTTGCGCCCCCACCCTCTTTCCCCTATAATACTTACATACGAAACAACCCACACCATGAAAAACTTTGAAGTCGCCCCCATCATCGAGCGTTTCGGTCCTGTCGTTACTGCTGCTGACCTTCGTGCTTATGCTGATGAGATTGGTATGTCTTATCAGACTCTCGCCAAGAAACTGGAGCAGTTTAAGGTGCATCGCGGCATGTGGCACCTGACTGCGATTGAGCAACTGGAGCAAACTTATAGTCAACCTGCTGTAGAATCTGTGGTCGAAAATCCTGAAAACTTTATTCCTGCGAAAGATGCTACCTTCGTCAGCTTTGGTAACTTTAGTGATGTTAAGAAGATTATTTCTTCTCGTCAGTATTACCCTATCTTCATCACTGGTCTCTCTGGCAATGGTAAAACTTTCGGTGTGGAGCAAGCTTGTGCTCAACTGAAGCGTGAGTTGATTCGTGTTAACATCACCATCGAAACCGATGAGGATGATCTGATTGGTGGTTTCCGTCTCGTTAACGGTGAGACTGTGTGGCATGATGGACCTGTGGTGCAAGCACTCAACCGTGGCGCTATTCTGCTGTTGGATGAGATTGACCTTGCCTCTAACAAAATCCTCTGTCTCCAGTCTGTGCTTGAGGGTAAGGGTGTCTTCCTTAAGAAGATTGGTAAGTATGTCAAACCTGCTGCTGGTTTTAATGTGGTAGCTACTGCTAACACCAAAGGTAAGGGTAGCGATGATGGTCGCTTCATCGGCACCAACGTGCTTAACGAGGCATTCCTTGAGCGTTTTCCTGTGACCTTTGAGCAGGCATATCCTACTCCTAAGGTTGAAACTGCCATTCTTAAGAAAGCTTCTGAGTCTCTGAATGCTTACGATTCAGAATTCGTTGACCGTTTGGTTGCTTGGGCGGAAATCATTCGTAAGACTTTCTACGATGGTGGTGTTGATGAAATCATCTCTACCCGTCGTCTGGTTCACGTTATTCGTGCCTTCAGCATCTTCGGCAAGCGCAAGAAAGCAATCGAAGTGTGTATTGCTCGTTTTGATGATGAGACTAAGCAATCCTTCATGGAGCTTTACACCAAGATTGATGCTTCCATTGATGCTCCTAAGACTGAAACCACTGAACCTGAACTGACTATTGAATCCTGATGTTT